TGATCACGGCGATCTGATACGGCCATTGATAACCCACGGTGTAACTGTAACCGGTCTTTGTCCCGTACTCGTTGATGAAGAACTTGGGAATACCAATCTTCTTTGAACCCATCGGGGTCCACACAAACGACTCCGCACCGAAGCACAACGCTGAATGGATCGGGCCGTAATTGGCTCGCTTACCTTCATTGTCAGTACCCACAGTGGACTCGTTTTCAGTGAACACGCTGTCAGACAGAACAACGTTCCATCCGGCATACTTGAACACTTGATAATCTTCCAGACCCTTGATGGCGGTAGTCAAACCACCAGCAATAGCCGCCGTCAAACGCCCGCCATCGTCATCCATCAGCAGGTCATTCCAAAACGCCGCCGAACAAACGCACATCAGACCACCATTGATCAGTTTTGCGCCCGCCGAGTGCATCTTGATGTACAAGCTACGCATGTCCTTCCAAGTGGCCGACTTCTTTTGAGAAGATAATGCCATATGGTCTTGCAATCCTGTAGCGTAGTACTTCGGGGCCGACTGAAACGTGAAGGTTTGCCCATACACGGTCAGAGAAGCCGCCGCCGACTGATCGAACGAGGTGGTCAGCGTACCATCCGAAGCGTACAAGCCCGGAGTCATACGACCAACTTCAAAGGCGTTCCAAGCCAGTTCATCGAACCGGCGAAGAGCCGCCACACCCATTTCTTCAGTCACATACTCTTCAACGGCCAGCCATGAAGTGTCAGCGGTGAAACGGACGATTTCTCCGTATTCATGCGTCAACTCCAGAGGGACGTTGAATTGGTCAACTGTCAGGTTGACACCGCTCGCGGGATCACTGCCACCGGCATCCGGACTAGCCATAGTCTCAGGACGACGAGCGCGACCTTTACGAGTGAACTTAGCAAACTGACCTGCGTGAATCTCAATCGGCTGGACAAAGCCGTAAGCCGGGTTCAGCATTGGTGTTTTCCACTCACGCCGTGCGAGAGTCTTCGTCACCAAACGCCGTTCACAGAACGCTTTTCCGCCATCCTGATTGAGAAGTGTGCTCAATGAGATAGCCATGTTTTATTCTCCTTCTATTGTTTTACCGGGAGGCAAGCGACATTCGCCTGCTTAACTCACGGTCTAAATCTTCCATTCCCATATCATCCAATCTTTTGCTTGACCGAGAGACTGAAACTGACGGAGTCTCGAGAGAAGAAGTGAGATTGAATTTCTCCTTCAGCCCTTTGAGTTCCGTTTCCGCTTTTTCTGCTCTGCTGGCGTCAAAAGACAATTTTACAATCTGCGCGTGGAAATATGGATTGGCGGCCAAGAATGATACTTGCCTGTCATCCAGCGTCCCCTTTTCAACGATCTTGCCGTTCTCGATTTTGCCAATGAACTTGAGGTCAAACTCATTGCCATGTTTCGTCAACGCCGAGTCAGCCTTCATCAGGTCAGGAAAATCCTTGCCGGCGCGTTCAATCTGTCCTTTGACCTGTTGATCAAATTGCGCCTTGTTGGATTGTTCCGTCTGTTGTGCTTTCTGTTCAGACCGTTCGTTGATCTGAATGATGGGCATGGCGTCCTTGGAGATTTCAAGAACATCGGCGGAGATGTCACCAAACTGGTTATTCTGCGCCTTCTTGTAGACCCCCACGACTTCATCCATGCTCATCGCCTCGATCACATCCTTGGCCGTCTTGAACGCCTCTTGGTTGCGATAGTCGTTTCCGGGAAACAGTTTCCCGTCACGCGCCATCACATAGGCGTTGAAGATTTGGTCAGGATCAATCTCAGGCTTGGGCGTTGAATTCGGATTGAGCTTCGACTCCAAGGACTCCAAGCGTTCCTTGAGGGCTTTATTCTCAATCCGCATCTCGGCAAACTTCTTGTCTGCTGGTGACTCAGAACTTCCATCTTTCGCTGGCTCAGGGGTGCCGTCTGTCTTCGCCTGATTTGCGTCGGGCTTCGGCTCTGTTGGCTTGGAAACGTTCTTGCTGTCATTCACCTTTTGGGTGATAGAGGCAAGCATGGCATCGCTATCCGCCGACTCCTTGGCAAGATCAAACTCCGGCTCGGAACCATCCGAGATTTCAACATTAGCGATGAACTGCATGTCATCGTTGACCGGCGTCTGCTCAAGCGTCGTTGTCGCTGGTGTCGTTACCACTGTTTCCGCATTCTGTGTTTCACTCATATTTCCATTCCATTTCTCGAAGATAGGTTCTTCGGCGACCTTGTTGTCTCGAAGGCTGGCCCTTCGGTGACCCGTTCTGGCCCAATAAAAAAGGAGCGGCTCTTTTTACAGAACCGCTCCTGCTTTTCGCTCAGAACGATAATCAGCTAAGTGTTATTGGTCACTCCTTCAGGCCAGACCAGAACGAAGTCTCTTGTTGGGCTTCATCCTTCTCTGGCTTTTTGTCAGAATAATCTGTGAACAAAACTCCGGTCAACTTGTTGCGGGCCGTAATCCAGCCCTTTCGCGCTTCATCGGTCAGCCCTTGTGTCATCCACGTTGCCACCATAAAATTGTCCAAGACCTTTTCCAGCTTGGTAGACAGCCCGCTATTCTTCATCACGTCCATGAGTTGCTTGTCAGCCGCCGTGAACTCCAGCGAGTCACAAAACATGAACGGACGCTGTGCTTGTTTCTGCTTACCCCACATTGGTCGGCTCCTTCTGTGATGCCTTGAATTCCATTTCCTGATGCTTCTCGGCGGTCTCCACGGCGAGCTTCTGCAACTGTTCAATCTGCTTGTCCTGGGACTGATTGGTCTGGCCCAGTTGCGTCACCACTTGGAAGAGTTGTTTCATCAGCACATAAATCGGCGGCTCTGACCCGTTGTTACCAAGCAACACTTCGGCAAAGTTCGGATCATGCCGGGTCAACACATGCCGCAAACCTTCCTGAAGCTGAATCGGCATCTTATCCATGAACTGAGCGGCAAGCATGAAGGCGTCTTTGTCCTTCATGTACTGCATGTCAGGGTTCAATGTTTTCTGTGATGCCGCTGGAATGATCAGGAATGGAACATCATACATGTCCGGGTCAATGTATCCGCCGAATTTATTATTATTGATAATCGGCAATTGATATTTGAGTTCAGCCAAGTCAGACCAAAGCATCCAAAACAGTTCCTTGTCTGGATCGTTGAACCGATCAGCACTGGCCGTAGAAATCATGCTTTGATTGGCGGCCTGAAGACTGGCTTCCGTCGCCGACTTCTCCAAGGTGCGCTTCTGTGACATCTCGGCTGAAAATAGATTCTGCCCGGCGCCGGAAATCACGCCAGCCATCCGCTTGAAATAGTCCAGCATGAATGACAGCATTTGCGGGGGGTCGCCCATCTCGAAACGCTGAAGACCGAAAGGAATAACCTTTCCCGGCCCCGGCATGAACGTCAACTTGCTGGCGCCAGCTTCATTGGCCTGAAACATCGGATGGGCAAAATATGACATGTAGATCAAAATGGTATTCAGTAAAGACGTGGCGGCGATGTGATTGTCCATGCACTTGTGGCCTATCCCCTGTGAGTCATACCATGTCCGGCTTGCGTAGGAGTACCGGTTCTGAACAATCGGCCACAAGCCTTGATACCGCGTCCACGGCTTACTGTGAAGCAACGCATCCGGCATGTCTGGGCAGATGTATGAAACGCAACGCTCGCCCTTTTTGATCAACTTGTTTCTGGTCACATCCCAGTCATGCGCGTAGTGCGGGATTTCCCAGACAACAATCTCATCGTCAGACAGGCTTGACGTGTTGACGCCAATCAGGGTTTCGGTAATCTTAAAGACATTCGTTTCGTCAAGTCCGTTCGTCCTGACCATCACTTCATCTTCACGGTTATGTGAAAGGAACTCAAGTACACGTGTAATGGCGTTCTTGTCCCATCCATCAGTCGGATTGCCTTTGTCCTTGAGTTGCCTGGCGGAATACCGATTCACGAAAGCAAACTTCTCGCTGTTCATAGAGGCCGGAACTCTTGTTAGTGGCGACATAATGACATCTTTCGGGTCAACCGTTTCAAAGTCTGGAATGAGGTCGAACCGCGGGTCTTTACGCCGAATCAACTTGCTAACGGAGAAGCCGCGAAGGTTCTTCGTGTCCATCGCCTCTTCCTTCTTCTGTCTGAAGTTCAGGATGTGGCGCAAGAACGTGTCGAATGCCCGCTGTACCTTCATCACGCCGTCAACTGGAACGCCTTCTACCAAGGGGATGAAGTACGCCAATGACGGCGCGTTCATGTTCATCGTGATTTCATTGTCAGTCTTTTCGCAAGTGTTCTGGTCGAGGATGTTCTCAATGGCATTCGGTGCGCCGGGGTACGGATAGCTCTTGACCTTGGGCCTTGACCCCTTCCGCCGCTTGATGATGTCAGTATCATTCTCATCCCAGTCACGCCGGGCAGAAAGATAACTGCTGATGTCCTCGAAGTAAGGACAAAGATCATCAGACCGTTGGATGGTTTTTGCCATGAATATCTCTTGTCTTACAATCCTGACGTCACCAGAAGCCCACCAATGAAAGAACAAACATTTGTTCCAAGCGTTATGGTTGCCGTTTTTCCATTTGTCGTTCCGACCTTATAGGTTTCCGCATCAACAGACGTTGCTCCAGCAATCGTGCCGCCGATAGTAATTACATTGCCATCGGTAGAAATGACATTGGTTCCACCAGAAGTAATCGTAAACGCACCAGAATTTGTTTGAGTCTTGGCGACGGTCACATTCTCGGAAACAACAAGACTATTGGATAGAGTGAGAGCTGTTTCCGCGAAAGACATCTTTTGGTAACCCGTTCCATTACCAACCCTTTTTATATAAAAATCTATTTTCCCCGGAACAGCACCAGTTGTCGAATCTCCATTTTGAATAAACTCAATCACTGAAGACAGCGTAGGATTATTACTTGAGTTACAGCCATAAGCTTCAAGGCGGCCAAGATGTTGACCACTATCTGTTTCTTCCCAATCGTCCATGTATTGAGTCTTTGAATTTCTAAACGAAATTCTAGGCCCCCAAAGAGTACTAAGGTGAAAATGATCAATCTGTATTTGCGTGTAACCGTTCGTTCCACCGGACATAGGATGTGGTATACTATGTTTTAACCTTATAAGGGCCGAATTTATCACAGGGCCACCATTCGTTCCACTATCAATCTTAAAGTCATATACATTGGTTCCACCAGAAGTAATCGTAAACGCACCTTCATTGATGACCAATGACTTCGTGTCAATGGCCTTCAGGTAGATATCGCTCAAACCAGTGATCGTCGAATTGAGATACGAAAACCCAACCGCGTCATTCGTAAACAGATAGTCCAAGTACTCTTGAATGTTTCCCCGGTCACTCAGGTCATGCGTGTCATGGCTCCAACGATCCTTGCTCTTCACTTGCGCCAAGCAAACAATCGCCGTCAACATTGTCACGGCAAACACGAATAGTTTCTTCATCTCTGGTTCTCCTTACTTTATGTTTGATTGTGTTCGTTCGGTCAATTCGACGGAAACGGTTTTGTCTGATTTGCGAATAAGGAGGCTTCCAAACGGAAGAAGAAGGATTTTGTCCAGCTTGAATATGATATCAAGCCGCGTTCTCTCCAGCCCTTCAAGCCCTGATAAAGCATGTTCTTCTTGCATCTTTAATTTCTAAAATACTACAAAATGAGAAAGTGTCAATATCTTTTTTTTGGGGGATTGTTCCACGTGGAACATTTTACACGCCGCGCCAGCCGTGATTCATGACCCCAATCTGTTCGTCTTCCTGACCGCACATCATCAGGGCTTCCTTCGGATCGCCACACTTTGACATCTTCTTCTTGTCCTCAATCGTGAATGCCTGCAAATCTTCCACGCTTCGGCAAAGCTGGATCACGGTGTCAAGCCGGTCTGGCGAATTTTCCTTTCGAGTCTTTCTCGCAATCTCCTTCGATTCAATCCTGATCCTGTTGTCATCCTGATTCCGCATCAAAAACTGGCGTTTCCTCATCTGCTCAAGCAATATCTCATCTTTCGGCAGGATCACGGCGTTCTCGTTCATCAGCCTTTTCAGCTTCCAATGAAGCTCGGCATATTCATCAACAAACTGTAACTTGTCCATTGGCAACTGGTTACTATTGACCTTGTTGATATACCAGCCGTTTTTCTCAATTTCGCGGATGATTTCTGCGCCCAACCCACCATTGTCGCCGTACACCTGATCGTCTCTCAATCCAAACTGCTCGTACAGCCTGATGTACTTCAACGCCTCGTCACTAGGCGCGCTCCCGGATGACCGCTTCCAGCAGACAAGCGGATAGATAAAGTTGCCATCACGACACCCGAACGTGCTCTCATCTCCCCCTCCGGCAAAGTCACAAAAGGCCATCTTGGTGCTTCCGATCTTCTCCCGCATCCCGCTCATGGCATGGCCCACCTTGGCCAGATCATTGTCGTTGAACACATGGTAGGCATCGCTTCTGAAGAACTTCGCCAAGAGGATAGAGCATACCTTGGGGTGATCCTGACCATGCGTCTCTATCATGGCCTTCTTCCGGCTCCTGGACGGCTCCTTAAGCAAGTGTGGGCATTGTGTCCAGTCTATCCCCTCCGGAGCAAATTGAATCTTCTTGCCCTGCCATGTCCATTCCGTGGTCCACGTCTTGCTCTTGTTCATGCAAGCGTCGTAAAACTCACCGTTATTCTCTCCTGACGTGCTGATGTAAAGCACCACATTGGCATTGCACCGCTCTATCGCCTCGAATATCTCTGTCCGGCCACTCTTGGCTTCGTCATTGATGATCACCAGCGGGAACGGTCTGTCATTGAAGTCCCTGTCGGGCTGTATGTCCTTGTGGAATCCCTCAAACCGCCCGCCCTCCTTGGTGCAGAAGTACAGAATCTCACTACTCCGCAAGCCGTCAATGCTCGGGAACACCACTTTGTCATTCCGAAAGTTCCATTCCGGTTGCCGCAGACAAAATGACCTCAAGCTCGGAGCCAACTGTTCATCCAACTGCCGCTCAGATGCCGACGTGATAACTACCCGGCTCCCCGGAAAGGCCAGACACACTGAAATTGCAAATATCGGCACCACATAGCTCGTCTTCCCCGCCTCATTACAGCAAATACACGCCACTTGCGCCCCATCCCGCCACAACGCATCGAAAATCGCGCACTGCCATGGGTACGGCTTCCTCGGCGTCAAGTACCTGGCCTGCAATACCGGGTGAAACTCCGGCAGGAACTTGAACCGGCCATCACTCAAGGTCAAACTCTCACCGCTCACTTGATCAAGTCCCCCTTCCAGTCATAATTCTTTCCGTCATCCTCAATCACTTCCACGCCAGACCGGATCAGCACTTCCTTGACCCTTGCCCAGATGATCGGAGTCAAATCGCTCTCACCCTTTATCCTACTTCTGATCAAATGCGCCATGACATGTTGCGGTCTTGGTGCTACCGCCTGCTGGTTGACCTTCTCCTTGTCACCGAAAACCTCACTCAAGTACTTCAACGCCTGTAATCCGGCTTCTGTCCTGACACCATCGCCCTCTTCTGCCTGTCTGACGATACGCCTAAACGCCAAGATTCGCCCCTCCAACGTGCTGGTATCGCTGACTTTCTTCCGGTATGTTCGCTTTGGCTTCTCTTCCGTGGGTGGCTCTGCCTGCTCCGTTTGCTCTGTAACATCCGAATCTTCTGGCGGGTCATTCATGGGGTCAGGCGCCACTTCCTCAACCGGCAATGGTGCACGCGGCGTGTCGTAGTACGGGTCAGGCTTCGGCGGCTTGGGCGGCAAAGGCACCTTCATCGCCAGCTTGACCAGCGGATCAATCCTCGGCTTCTTTGGTTCAGGCTCATACGTCTTCATCACCTTGGCGTCCTTCCCTGCCGTCTCATCACGTCGAGCCAAGGCATCCGCATCCAACATGACGATCTTCCGATTCGCCTTCCCGAAAATAAAGTCTTTGTCAAACTGACTCACTTCTTGTCCTTGCACTTCCTGATCTTGACCTCATAAACATCATCGCCATCCCAGACGTAAAAACATCCTTCAACCTTTTCGTCATCCATCTTTTCTTTGATGTACTCAGCCGCGTTTTTCATTACCGGATTTGACATTATGGCTCCATTCTCAACAAACAAATAAGCGACCTCATCTTCATCGAAAACCTGAACGCCCGGATCACCGCCTCCGCCGATTCTCCCAAGCTCCGATGCCCCGTTTGCTCCTTCACTTCCCGCAAGTACTCCATCACGTCACGATCCAGCTTCACTACCCGCTTCATCCTTGACCCTCCGTTCCTTGATCTGTTCGTATTCCTTCCGCAACCGGTTCACATCTCCTACCTTCCCCTTCCGTCTCAAGCTATCATTCCACGCCTTCCAATCCTTCCCGTGCCCCACCAGCCAATGGTGCAACCGGCACATGGTGATCAGGTTCTCTTCCAAGCACGCCTTCTCCGGACAGACATGCACCGGCTCCCGATGATGCACGTCATTCCCTCGCCCAAAGAAACTTGCCGCCACCCCGCATACAGCACAATCAGGAAACTTCTTCCTGAACGCCCTCTTGGCCGACTGTACCCGCCACTCCGTCACCGGATGACGCAACGATCCAGCCAACCTATCCCATCTTGTTTTCACGTTTCCCTTTCTTGAAAAACACTGCATTCGGAATCATATACTTCCGCTGAAATCCATGACGCTCAATGACGCAAGTCATAATTGAGCACTCAACCTTTCTTTTTTGCGCCCATAACAATAACTCGTCATGGCCAACACCATGCTTGATCAGCATCCTATTAACCTTCTTTTGCCACGTCATCATTCGTCATCCTTTTTCACAAGCTGTACAAAATCCTTCACGTTGAGTGAACCAATGGAACCCAATTCTTTTTCATGCGTTCTGATGTTTACCAAGGTTATGGTAGGATTCTCACAAAAGGTCTTTACCTCCCAAACATCCAAACCGGTTTTCGTATACAAGTCTCCAACCTTGACTCCTGTCAGTGTGTCAATCATGTGTTCTCCTTATGTTGTTCTTCTACTTCATTCACGTCGCCCTCCATGCTCTGCTTGACCGCCTTGATCACGTTCTCTATCGTCTCGCTCGTGCTGTGATACCCCTTCGCCACCCGCAACCCCTCCACCCACTCCCACACCTCCGGCAACATCGTTATCGTGCTACGCTCCCGGATACGACCGTCTTTCGCCACCCGACTCATTTCTTCTCCACCTCGTAATGACCACCCTCGTCAATCCACTTCAAACCAAGTTGCTTTATCATTCCAGCAAACTTCGTGTTGCACTTCTCTTCCCAGTGCATACGAAAATCATTCCAGCGGAATTGTTCTTTACGGTTGTTATCTATCGCTCTTCGAGTCTTCCCCACCACCCACGCCAGCATCATCACGCATATCAACAACGCCACTTCGCCCATCGCCAAAAATACGATCACCTCTTTCATGTCTCTCCTTTCGACTTGTATTCCCCGCACCGCTCACCACCCTCCACCACCGGCCTTACCCAGCTCGCCCGTATCCCATTGAACATCATCACCGGTGGATACCGCTCGCATCTACCCTCCGTCCACCAACGACACTCCGAGCACATCCTGTCCACCTTCCGCTCGATCTCGATTCGTTTCACTTCTTTTTCCCTCCCATCTTCTTGATCCGTCTTGCCGTGTCCCTCAATTCATCACTCACCGTCTCCTCGATTTCTTTCATGCCGCTCACTCTACCCATCCACACCCACCCCCGTCAACTAAAATGTGATTAAGTGTGACAGTCGAAACGGGGTATGGGGGAAGATGGGGATACGCTACACACGATATTTGCCACAACCCCCCCCGTACCCATGCCGGCAACCCGAAACATGAGTAGACAGAAGCACTATTATGCGACGTAGACACACTAACACACTGCACCCCAACACCTTACAAGGGAAAAGTGTTGCGATAACCAATTATTTGCCCCAAAATCACCCAAAACAGGGTCAAAATGGACGGGTAGGGTGACAACCTGGATGGTAGGACACCACCACCAAGAGGATAATCTCGAGAGCTAACTGGCTCCCCAGGTCTCTCTCTCTCATCCCTTAACAATCCCTACCCCCACATATCCCCTCTATAGTCTCCCCTTTTCTCCCCCATAGTACTAGAGTAGTACTACTCCCGTTCGCGGGGATGCTTTCGCGGTTTTGGGATGCGGTTTCGCGGTTTTCAGAATGTCAAAACTGGAATGCGTCTCAATGTCTCAATAAGGGGCGAAAGTGTAGTATTTGGCGACAAAATACGATTTATGGGGTGGATTGAGGAACTTGGCATACATCCTGCATTGTAATCCATTGACCCCGAGTTGACATGCTGGTAGTTACCGGCGGGCGCGGGAGGGATTGACCATGATGAGAAAAACAATGACAAAAATCAGGACGCTGGCGGAGATGGACGTGAGGGGAAACTGGGATGGCGAGCCCACGGAAAACAGTCCGGGGATGGCCGGATGGCCGGAGAACACCGTTTTTGTAACTCCGGCAACCGAACTGGAAAACGGTTACGGCGAACGGATAACCATCCCCGGCTGGGATGTATCGAGCGAGTGGGACGCGGAGGCGGAAATCAAACCGGAGCATTTTGAGGATCTGGAGTCTGCGCAGGCGGAGGCGGACGACCGGGCCGTAGAACGGAAAAAAACGGTATTGATGGAATTGCTGGCTGATTTGCGGGAACAGATCGCGGAATAACACCACAATAGGGAGAAACGACAATGAGAATAAAAGATCGTTGTTTTGTGAGTAGAAGCAGGCAGACCGTGATTGACGTTCTGAAGGAGAACGGACGGACGGTATGCTTTGACAAGACGCTTGAGGACACAAGAAAGGAGTATCCGGACGCTGAAGAAATGACGCTTGACACATTTTGCCAGTGGAAGGCGGAGAAGCAAAGAACGCCTATCACATGGCAGGAAACCACAAAGGAACAATACTACAACATGCTTGAGGCATTGCCGCCAGCGTGCTGGATAGGGACAGGGTTTCTTTTGGGTGAGCCGGCAGACCATGACGCCGGGAGCGGACAGCCAAGATACGACGCTTTTTTTGAGAATAGCGGGTTATATTTGACGGCTTCAAGGCCCATGACGATTCTTGAATTCAATTCAGAAATGGCCGACATGGTAAAGGAAGGGACAAAATGAAGATATTTGTTATTCGAGACCGGGCCTTAGACGCTCTGCTGATTGCGTTTGAGGACAGCGACAGTGCGCGCCGGTTTGTCCGGGGCTGGCAAGCGGAGAACCTCGGCAAAATAGCTGACATATGCCGGATCAAGCTCCTTGAAAAAGGGGCGGAAAACTGGAAGGAGAGGGGGAAATCATGACCACCGAAATCAAACACCCCTGCATTAGGGACGGTACAGAATGCAGATGGCCGGAGTGTGTGAAATGGCAAACGATGACACATCCCCAGATATCGGAGTGTGTCGTCAACAAGATCAAAATGGAGAAAGAGGAAAAGGAGGATGGGAAATGATCAGGAAAACAGGCTGGAAGTTTCTGGTGATGGACGGCGAAGGGATCGTCTCGAAATATGACAAAAGCCCGTGGATAATCGGGGAGTGGCGCACAGTTGACGAGCCAAAAAAAGAGTGTGTCGGGCTGAACTGTTCTGAATATATATCGGACGCGCTGGGCTTTGTCCGGGGGACCGTGCTGGCAGAGGTGGAATATGGCGGGACCGTGATTGACGCCGGAAATAAGTTGACCTGCGAAAAAATGCGGATAGCTAAGGCATGGAAATGGACGAAAACGGAGTCTATAAAAATGGCGATCATCGCGGCAGGGTCAGTTTTGGAAAACTTTGAACGAGTTTTCCCGGATGATAAACGTCCCCGGCTGGTCACTGAAGCGGCTGAAAATTACAGTGCGGTTAGTGCGGCTAGGTCGGCTTACATTGCGGCTAGTGCGGCTGACAGTGCGGCTTGGGCGGCTAGTGAGGCTAGGTCGGCTTACAGTGCGGCTAGTGCGGCTAGTGCGGCTTACAGTGCGGCTAGGTCGGCTAGTGCGGCTAGTGAGGCTGACAGTGCGGCTAGTGCGGCTTACAGTGCGGCTAGTGCGGCTAGGTCGGCTAGTGCGGCTAGTGCGGCTGACAGTGCGGCTTACAGTGCGGCTAGTGCGGCTGAAAAGAAGCAACAAATACAAGACGAGTTTATCAAAACCGTACTCCCAAAAATGAAGGTGATATGATACCCATGATAACAGTGTTTTACCTATGCAAGATCAATCTCCTTGAAAAAGGGGCGGAATCGTGGAAGGAAAGGGGGAAATCATGACCACCGAAATCAAACACCCCTGCATTAGGGACGGTACAGAATGCAGATGGCCGGAGTGTGTGAAATGGCAGATAAAACCGGCAGAGATAATAACGGACAAGATCAAGCTGGAAAGGAAAGAGGAGGCGGGGAAATGAAGAAGAAAGAAAAAACAGGATGGAAGTTTCTGGTGATGGCCGGCGACAAAATTGTCTCGAAATATGATAAAAGCCCGTGGACAATAGGCGAATGGCGAACGGTAGATGCCCCGAAAGAAGAATGCCTCGGGCTGAACTGCTCGGAATATATAGCGGACGCGCTGAGCTTTGTCCAAGGGACCGTGCTGGCAGAGGTGGAATATAAAGGGAAAGTGATTGAAACAGACAATAAATTGACATGCGAAAAGATGAGAATTATCAAATTGTGGCAATGGACGAAAAACGAATCCGTCAAACTGGCAACCATCGCGGCGCGGTCAGTTTTGGAAAAATACGAAAAAGTTTATCCTGATGATAAACGACCACGACTGGCAATAGAGGCGGCAGAAAATTATAACAGTGCGGCTAGCGCGGCTGAGGTGGCTAGGGCGGCGGTTAGCGCGGCTAGCGCGGCTGAGGTGGCTAGGGCGGCGGTTAGCGCGGCTAGCGCGACTTGGGCGGCGGCTAGGGCGGCTAGGGCGGCTAGGGCGGCTAGGGCGGCGGCGTGGGCGGCTAAAAAGAAGCAACAAATACAAGACGAGTTTATCAAAACCGTACTCCCAAAAATGAAGGTGATATGATACCCATGATAACAGTGTTTTACCTATGCCCATTGGTGACGCTCCTGATTGCCCTGTGTCTTGGCCGGCGGGGGAGTGTGGAAAGAAGGCTGAAAGGGTTAAAATTGAAATGAAAATATTTGTTGTGCGTGATAGGGCCTTGGATGCGTTGCTGGTGGCCTTTGAAGACGAGGGATCGGCCAAGCGGTTCGTCCGGAGCTGGCAGGCGGAGAACGTCGGCAAAATAGCGGATATATGCAAGATCAAGCTCCTTGAAAAAGGGGCGGAATCGTGGAAGGAAAGGACAAAAGCATGAACCTCTTCGTATCAATCCTGTACGTCGTTTTTGTGACGTGGAACGTGGTCGAGATGGTCAGGTATCTGTGGTGAAAAAATGACACCAAAACAAAAAGGGGGAAAGATTCGACGTAAATGGCGAACGTTGGTTTATCATCGGGATGGTTTCCGATGCGCTTATTGCGGGAACGTCTTCCCAGAAGATCAGCTTTCTATTGATCATTTCTGGCCCGCAAAATTCGGCGGCTCGGATGAGTCTGGCAACCTGGTGACAGCCTGCCGGCCATGCAACAAGCTGAAGGATTGTTTGCCGCCATAAATGCTTCCAGAAAAACCGGATTACCAAGTGGAATGATGAATGCAAGCCGGGATCAAACCCATAGCGGGGGCGGATTCTTAACATGACGAAATCTGTTTCGTGATGATGGAAAAAAAACCCCTTGACACTCCCGGCGGCTGTGGTAGAGTGGCGGGTATGGAAGCTGAAATGATTTCAAAGACTCTGGTGGGTGCCGGTTATCTGGCAAATCTTCTGCGCTAGCAGACAGTTTCCATGCCTGCCAGAGTTTTTTTTATGAGAAAAAAAGTATGTCTGAAAATTCCATGATCATCTTTACTCGGGCCGCGCAAATGCTGGCCGAGGCCGACACCATCCAGAAAACGAAAGAGTTGAAAAGTCTTGCCCTGACAGCGGCGGAATGGGCAAAGAGGAAAGGCATGGGAGAAGAGGCCGTGCATCTGGCACAAAGCTACGCCCTTGAAGCGGAAAGAAAGATGGGCGAAATGCTCAGGGATACCGAAAGGAACAAAGGGGCAAAAGGTTCTATTGTCACCAGTACCCACAGGGAACCAGTGAAAGACAACACTCCCACCCTTGCCGCCCTTGGCGTCAGCAAGAAAGAATCTTCACGGGCGCAGGCGTTGGCCGCATTGCCAAGGGCGACATTTGAGCAGATCAAAACGGGAGATAAAACAAGGGTGGAAGTAGCAAGGGAAATCAAGCGGGATGAAGTGAAGAAAAAAGTAGCAGAATTCCCAAGCGATAAATACCGGATTGTTTACGCTGACCCACCGTGGAAATATGGCGATCAACTGACAGAAAATTACGGGTCAACCAAGTTCCATTATCCATCCATGACTATCTCGGAATTATGCGCATTACCAGTCAAAGATTTGGCTGAAGAAAATGCCGTTCTTTTTCTGTGGGTAACTTCGCCTATTTTGCCGGAGGCATTTGACGTGATCCGGGCTTGGGGGTTCGCTTACAAGTCGAGCTTTGTATGGGACAAAATAAAACACAATATGGGGCATTACAACAGCGTCCGTCATGAGTTTTTATTGATCTGTACACGCGGATCATGCTTGCCGGATTCGCGAAAATTGACGGACTCCGTGCAGAGTATTGAACGGAGTGAAAAGCACAGTCAGAAGCCAGTAGAATTTAGGGCGATAATTGAAGAGATGTATACGGTAGGTAAAAAGATAGAATTGTTTGCAAGGGAGAAAACAGCGGGATGGGATACGTGGGGGAATGAATCCGGCTGAGTTGTTTGACTACGGAATACAAACAGAACAAAGCGACATCCGGGCACACGTTGCCGTTGCGGCAAGGCGTGTTCTCGTTTTTCAAACACGGGCAATTTTGGAAATGCTGAAAACAAAAAACCACAAGGAAGCCACGGCGACACAGCCTGGCGTGAACTTTATCACGGCTCGTGGTTTTCTAATTCCGGTTGGTGACGTTCCAGACATCCGAGCCTTGAATTTTGCAAGCTATACATGGGAAGCCTTCCCGGGCCATGCGGACACCACTTCCGCAAAGGGAAAGGCCGCCGTAGATGTGGTTTGCGAGTTGTTGCAGATTGGACGTTTTCCGCTGTGGATCGAAGCCAAAGAAAGCGACAAGACGAATTTGCAAATTTCCGGCACAGATATCATCGTCTATTCAAAGCAAAAGATACAAGTTAAGTGTGACTGGTTCGCCGGAAAAAAAGAATGGAATCCGCTTTGCACTGGGAATTTATTCATTCAAACGGCAGAAAGAAATCCGTTAAAAAACATTTGACACTCCCGGCGGCTGTGGTAGAGTGGCGGGTATGCAAAAAGTAAATCAGATGAAAATGTTTCCCCCGTGGGCGCCGGTTATCCGGTACAATTTCTGCGCAAAGCAGACTTTTTGCAGGCCTGCGGGGGGATTTTATCTGAGAGGTATCTAATGACGAACAAGGCCAAACCGACCTACGCCGAGCAACTCCAATCCCCAAAGTGGCAGAAAAAACGGCTGGAAATTTTCAACAGGGATAAATGGACCTGCCGATTATGCGGAGACAAGGCAAAAACATTACACGTCCACCATTTGTTATATTGCCATGGGCTGAGGCCGTGGGAATATGACAATGACTTTTTGATTACTCTCTGCCATGACTGCCACATTATCGTCATGCCTCAAGTTGACATTAGCCTTGCTGTTTTTGCTTTGGAAATTATGGCGGCGTTCGGTGTTGATTCAAACGCTTATCTGTTGAATCTTTCCAATTCCTTCAAGGCCCTTGACCGGTCGGAAATGATGGCTATGCTGAACACCATGGAAAGCATCCATGGCAGGGTGGTGGTGGAAGCATTGCAGGAATATCGAAAAGAAAAAAGGCATTGACTTATTTTTTGAAATATAGTTTCATGGCGACAGTATGAATGGGGTCGAAGCAAGCAATCAGAAATCTATTGGGGACACGGCTTCAGATGAGGGAAACCCTTCTGACGGTAAACTCCTGTCTGCACAAGACAACGACTTCGCCGATACTGGCCGTCGTCCCCATTTTAATAGGTCGCCAATGAATTCAATATTGAAACTACCGTTCTTGAAATTCTTTCCCCGTGATGTTTTGGCTGACACTCAGTTGCGCCTATGCTCCCCGGCGTCACATGGTGTTTGGCTTTATGTTTTTTGCCTGATGCTTACGTCTGACCGGTATGGGTATCTCTGGCATAACGGTAAGCCATGCACAACCGAACAAGCGGCACGGATAATCGGTTATCCGGAACAGGTAGTATCATCCGGGCTTGAAGAGCTTTTGTCTGAAGGCGTATTCAGTCAAGACGAAAACGGAATATACTGCCGCCGGTTGCTCAAGGATAGGGAACGGTCAGAAGTTCTTTCAAAGTTTGGGCGAAAGGGGTACAGAGAGAAAGCTACAAAGAGAGATATTTCAGAAGCCAGAAGCCAGAAGCCAGAAGCCATATTCCAGAAGCCAGAGAGGCTTAAGCCTACCCTTAAGCCTACCCTTAAGCCAGACAATACATTACAACATGTTGAATTTGAAGAGGTTTGGAAGACATATCCAAAGCAAAAGGGTAAACAATCAGCACTGAAGTCATATTTGAAAGCACGAAATGAAGGGACTACGCAAGAAGAAATTATCGCTGGTATAAAAAGATATATTGCCTTTGTTACCGACGAAAAGAAAACAGGGTTCAATCGGCAATGGCAGGATGGATCAACATGGTTTAATGCAAAAGGATGGCTTGATGAAAACTTTGTTTCTGCCGTATCTCCAGCGGAAGACGAATACCAGAGAATGTTGAAAGGGGCACTATGACCGGGAAGGAATTATCCGAACGGCTGGCGAAGCAGGATGTGGAAAACATCTGCCGTCAACTTCTGCCCGGTGGCAAGACGCATGGCAAGGAATACACCTGCGGAAGCATTAGCGGCGGAGAAGGGCAGAGCATGAAAGTCTGCATTGACGGAGCCAAGGCCGGGGTGTGGTGTGACTTCGCAACCGGTGACAAGGGTGACTTGCTCGGGCTGTACATGAAAACCAAGAGCGTCAAATTCAAGGACGCCATCGCTTGGGCCAAGGAATACTTGGGCCTTCGAGACAACAAAGAATTTCAAGCGTTGCCCAAAATGCAGAAGCCACGGCCAATCAAACCGCCAGCGGTGAACAACAACAATCCGGCTATGATCGAATGGTTTCGGAATCGTGGCTTCACCTCGGCGAACCTCAAGCGGTACAAGGTCAGCACGAATGGGAGCGTCATCAATTTGCCGTATTACCAAGGCCCAGACGTGTACCACATAAAATACAAGGACATTGCCAAGGAGCGCAAGGAAAGCTGGCATTGCTCTCCTGGGTCAACGCCTATCCTGTTCGGCTGGCAAGCCATCCCTGATGACTGTAGAGAGATCGTGATAACAGAAGGGGAATGGGATGCCATGAGCTACGCAGAGCAAGGCATACCGGCATTGTCAATCCCCATGGGTGCCGGGTCCGGAGACAAACAGAAGTGGATTGAACTGGAGTGGGATAACCTTGAAATATACGACACTATCTTTTTGTCGTTCGACATGGATGACGCCGGGAAGGCCATGCTTCCTTCGGTGGTTGAACGGCTTGGTCATCACCGTTGCCGGGTGATAGAGTTGCCCAAAAAAGACGCCAATGAATGCCACGTTGCCGGGGTGAAGCTGGCGGAATACAAGGACTGTGCGCGATATTGTGACCCGAAAGAATTGCGGTCAATGGAATCCTTTGCCGAAGATGTCCGGAAACTTTTCGACGGAAATGAAAACGATGTTGGCGACACATTGCCTTGGGAAAAGACGGAAGCCCAGTACAGGATGCGCCCCGGAGAGTTGACCCTGTGGCATGGTCATTCTGGACACGGTAAAACCATGATACTGTCCATGATTGCGGCGCAACTGATGAACCAAGGGAAGCGGGTTTGCATTGCCAGCATGGAGATGCCAGCGGCCAAACTACTCAAGCGGATGTACCAGCAAATAGGTTCTGTCGAGTGGCCTAATGACGAATATCTTAACCGCATAACGTACCACGTTACGGGCAAGGGGTGGCTTGTCAACATCAAGGGGACGGCCAAGGCTGATGTTGTTCTCCGGCTCTTGGATTATGCCTGTCGCCGCTACAGTGTCAGCCATTTTATTATTGATAGCCTGTGTAAATGTGGGTTCGGAGAAGATGATTACAATGGTCAAAAACAGTTTGTTGACATGCTGACAGATTTCACGACTGAGCGAAGCGTCCACATCCACTTGGTTGCCCATGATCGCAAGAGGGAAACGGGTCAACAAAAGAAAAATAATGATGGTGGAGATGATGAACCTATGCCAAGCCGAATGGATGTCAAGGGTTCTGGCGGCATTACGGATATGGCAGACAACGTCATAGCCGTGTGGCGAAATCGGCGGAAGGAATCAGAACAAGAGCAACGGAGGGATGATCCTGATTGCTTTTTATTCGTACAGAAACAGCGTCATTATGACTGGGAAGGCAAGGTGGCCTTGTGGTACGACCGGCCAACACATCAATATCTGGCAACAAGCAACGACAAACCAAAACCGATAATGTTTTAACAGCACGGAGCAAATGACGAATGAGTGACAAAAGGATTGACTACTACGTCGGGCTGATGCAAACAGAAGCAGTGAAGAAGAGAATCATCAAGAGCTTATTGAAAGAGATTGACCTAGTAATGATTGAGGTTATCCGCGAAATGGCGAAGAACAAGCGTCTATCGAAACTCCTGGAGATAAGTTGATGAAAGTGCGATGCAACCGGTGGAAAAGATGCAATGACCAGATGTGTCCACACTGGCCGGAGCATGAACAGCAGACGTGCTACGTGAAGCAATTCTGCATCGAGACCGGCTGGCTGGTGAAGTGCAAGGAAGTCAAAACAAAAGGGGAAAAGCGATGAGCGAAGAGAAAATGAAAGAATTCTGTCGCCGGAACTGCACTAAAAAACTTGGCTGGAATGAGCAGAAACGGAAAACTTGCAGACAAACAACTCGATGCACGGAATTGTGTGACATGATAAAAAGAAAGAGATGATGCTATGAAAAAGATAGATATACCCAAGGGAACAAAAGCAAAGTTGAGTAAAGATTTCTACGAAACCGTTTCCGTCTGCGGGCACATTGACACGGCAGGCGGAACATATTCCTGCATGGAGGTGATATGATTGTCAAGTATGGCTGGATAGGACGGAATGATAAAGGGGTGGCGATTGGAAGAGACGCAAACTGCCTTTCTGTTTTCATCGAAAAAACAAAAGGGAAAAAGACTGACTGGCTTTCGTCATGCTGGCCGCCGCGCAAGGTGAAGATCACAGTCGAGGAGGTAAAAGGATGAACGATATAACCATGAGCTTTACAAAAAAAGAACTTCAGGAGACATGAGCGAAGACATATGGCTGGCGCGATTCGGCTTATTGTGCGCTTTCATTGACGAACAATTTTCTGAAAAATGAACGGTCTGAAAATAATTCAAAAAACATTTGACGCCGAAGGGAAAGTTTGAGAGAGTACGTTCTTCAAGGGAGAAACAGCGATGCAAAACAAGACCATAAACCAAACCTGCTTAACCACCCGGCGGAGCCATGTCGAGCCTGTCATCTCTATGAGGTTGCCAGAAACTTGCATGACCGGGAGTCGCTTCCCGTCCCCCGCCGGGTCTTTTAATTCGGGGATTAGCTCAGATGAGCGCAGACGTGCAAAGAGCAACCGTGGCGACACGGAAGGACGAACTACAGCTCTGCAAGAAGACGCAAACGGAACGAACGTGAAATCCTTGCACTCAAAGTTCATCCCCGGCCATTCTGAAAATAGTTCTTGCACATCCACCGGGAATGTGGCAACTTGCTGGCATGACAAAAATACGAAATTATTTTTGGAATCAAAACCAGCGACAAGCAAAGATCAACTTTCTGCCCCACATGGGCATAAGCGCGAGCCTTGCCTGTTGCTCCGGCCAAACCGGATCAATAATTTCGCATGTGGGGTAATTTTCTCTGCGTGGTGTCATCGTGTAGTTACCGGAGATCGTCGAGACGGGCCGCTTAACAAAGGCATGTGCGTTAGAAGGGGCAACCCACCTAACTTAATTTGGCATGATGAACATGTATATCATGCGGGACTGTTCAGTCAACGAAATCAGACTAGCGTAGGAAGTGGCGAACCATGGCGCGTGGAACAGAAAATGCGATGTCGGCAGGCTCCATACCGGGGACTGATGATAGAGCGATACATCCTCTCAGAAGGCTTGGGGGGAGTATCGCTCAGAACGGCTCACCACCCGAAGATTGCTGATAACCAACAACCCAACAAAGGAGAAGCATGAGTAACGAGATTGTGAAGCACGAACAAGGCGATATCGTCAGGGCGCAAGAGTCTCTGACGGTGGCGGATATACGGTCACAGATCAAACTTATCCAAGACCTGATGAAGGGGGCCATGCAACGGGATCAACACTATGGCGTAGTGCCTGGATGTGGCGACAAGCCAACATTGCTCAAGCCCGGAGCGGAGAAGATCAGCATGATGTTCCGACTGGTTCCAACATATTCCGTGAACCGGACTGACTTTGAAAATGGCCACCGTGAATATGAAGTGACTTGCACCCTGACCCATACTTCAAGCGGGATTCCATCCGGGCAGGGCATGGGATCGGCCAGCACCATGGAAGGCAAGTTCCGGTATCGGTGGGAGAACACCAACAGACAAGTTCCCAAAGAGTACTGGGAAAACAGAGACAGTGACCTGCTTGGTGGAAACACGTTCTTCCCAAGGAAAAAGGATGGGGCATGGATGATTTTCCAGCGGGTTGAACATGACACTCCGGCGGATTATTTCAACACCTGCTTGAAGATGGGGCTGAAGCGGGCGCATGTATGCGCTTGCTTGAATGCCACGGCGGCCAGCGATATTTTCACGCAGGATATTGAGGACTTGCCCGGGAACGAAGAGGACAAGAAACCATTCAAGCCTGAAAACCCCATGATGCCGAAGCGCAAGAGCGAACCGGCGCCAGCAAACATCGAAGTCAACAGCGGGGATATCGTCGAGACAGTCACCAAGAAAACCGGGCAAGGCAAGAAAGGGCCGTGGACAAAGTATGGAGTCAAGATCGGTGGCGAGTGGTACGGCACGTTTGACGTGAAGATCGGCGAGCAGGCAGAGGCGTTGAAGGGTGAGCAGGTAGAGTTTGAGTGGAAGCAGGATGGCGAATACAAGACTTTGACGGACATCCGTTTTGCACTGGACAAGGAATATCAGCCAGCGGAAGAACAAACACCGCAACCGCCAGTGAATACCAAGGTGACAGCCGATGACGACTTTCTGACTGGCATTGACAAGCCTGACGATCAGACGCAAGCAAGCCAGAATAAGCTGGAAGATAAGAGGAAGTCAACGGGGGTGAAATGACATGATAACGGGAGAGTATTTTTTCGGGCAGACGGTAGCACAAAACAGAGGGCTGGCGACTTTGAGGAAAATTGTGCTCGATCAAATCTCGGCGTCGGGAATTCAATCCGATGGAGCCATGGCCGGATTTATTGACGTTCAGCGAAGATTTTCCGGTGACATTGCCGCAGTTCAGGATTGGCTGAAAAAGATTGACGCGAGAATCGAGGAAAGGAAATCGCTGCAATGCTGACCTTCGACAAATCCAACCATATCTACCACTGGAACGGGAAGCAGCTTCCGTCTGTTACGGAGATTCTGGAAAAGACCGGCTGGATTGACAAAACGTGGTTCACGGACGATGCGAGGAACCGTGGCACGGCGACGCATGAAGCCATCCGGCTGTATCTTCAGGATGATCTTGACCCCGACAGCGTACACCCGGAAGTCCAGCCAAGACTTGACGCGGCCAAGCAATTCCTGCATGACATGAAGGTCGAGCCGATCCATATCGAGGTGCCGATGGTCTGCATCTTGACGCCAGGCCAGCCTTACGCCGGGACGCCTGACCTGGTGTGTAAAATAGATGGAGCCATTACGGTCATTGATTGGAAAAACGCGGCAGTTGAGTCCTGCTGGTGGCCGATGCAAATGAAGATGTATTCGAGACTGGACGAAATAAAGAAACTGATGCAAATGAAGATGTATTCGAGACTGGACGAAATAAAGAAACTGAAAGACGCTCGACTACATAGTGTCAGACTTCTGGAAGACGGGACATATCGCATGAGCAAGAATTATAGAGATGATCTTTGGGCTGGATTGCGTGTTGATAACGCGATATGGGAATACGTCGAGCGGCTGTCGGAGGGGCTGGTAAAACTGAAGGAATCGAACGCTGGAGGTGAAGCGTGAGTGGTAGCGAAAAGGAAAGAATCATGTTGGCGTGCCCGTTCTGTGGTCCGGTTGAGATCGTCCACCGATGGGCGGGCAACATCGAAATCAAGCACAAGCCGACGTGCTTTCTGCACGCAATCACGACGCTTCACGGGGCGGAGCACATAGCCGCGTGGAACCGTCGCGCCAACGAAAGCATGAAGCGCGGCGAATAGCCGTCGCTTCGATGCACTGGTTGGCCTTTTTGGTCAGCCGGTGCGGAAAGGATCGAATGAAGACAATCTGGAAATGGACGCTGCAACCGGAACTGTCGTTTGCACAACTCAGGGCGCTCCGGGGCGCGGCAGAGGGCAACCCCGCAGCCGGCATCCACGGCCGGTCCGCATACGGCGGGCTGGCCGCGACGCTGTGGTGTCTCCGCAAGCGCGGGCTGCTGGACGCCGCGCACAAACTGACGGGCGCCGGCCGTGAGGCTCTACGTACCGCCAACGCAAGGGGTGAGTCTTTGCCACCCCAGGAGAAAACAAATGGACACTGAGAAGACCGCTGGCGGGGTGGCAATAGACTCCACCCCATTGTTGGACTGTCCCGATTGCGGTGGTTCGGGGTGGGTCGAGGGCACCGGGATGGCGCATCATCCATCGTGCAACGGATCATGCCGGAACTGCCCGATCCCGGTACAAACGCAGGAACCGTGTGGCATGTGTGGCGGGACAGGACAAGTCAAGTCCAACGCCAGCAATGAGAGGCGGCAAGAGCCGCCGGAAAGGAAGCCATGAAGATCAGAACCACGCTCGCGGCGGCTCTTGCCGTACTCTCGATTGCGTTGTTGTGCGGGTGTTCATCGGAGCCTCACAAGGCAAAGATCATCTGCCACGACTACGACGAGGACGCCAACGATGGTGCCGTCTCGCGCAACTGCAAGACGACCATCGAGGTTGTGGACTCCGGACACCGCATGATCTGGAGCGGCAACTATGGGCCGACCGGAGACGTGTTCACGGTCTACAACCACCACGTCCTGGAATCTGTGTGGGGGCCGAATCCATGAGTACGCACAACAATGCCGTCACGGGCGCCGGAGGCGTACCGTGAACGCACTGGTTCTGCCTCCTGTTCTCGACGCCTGTTGCGGACCTCGCATGATGTGGTTCGACAAGGCCGACGGCCGGGCTCTGTTCGTGGACAAGCGCCGAGAACAATGCGTGTCCGACACGCGCCAGGGCCGTCGCGAGATCGTCGTGGACCCTGACCAGATCGCCGACTTCCGGGCGCTGCCGTTCCCCGACGCGACGTTCGCGCTGGTCGTCTTCGACCCGCCGCACACGTTCGCGGGGCCGAATGGATGGACGCGGAAGAAGTACGGGACGCTGGAACGCGACTGGCGCGAGGACATCCGGCACGGATTTGGGGAGTGCTTCCGCGTGCTGTGCCCACTGGGAACGCTGGTCTTCAAGTGGAGTGAGCACCGGGTGCCGGTCAGCACGGTACTGGCGCTGACTCCCGATCGGCCGCTGTTCGGGCAACGGTGCGGCACGACGGCCAAGACGCATTGGATCGTCTTCATGAAGCAGAACAGGGACTAGCTTGACGGGAGACATAAAAATACTAGGTGGAATCAAACCAAAGGAGAAAGCGAATGAGTGATGAACTGAATCTGAACGAGTCGGGCATGGCGCAGGTTGACGTGGACAACTTTGAGAACACGGCCATCATCTTGCGGGGAAACTCGAACCAGTTGACCATCACGGGAAATGATTCATTTGTCGCGTCGCAGTCGTATGAGAAGACGGCAAGAGAAGGTGACAAGCAATGGGAATCTTACATGCGGGCCATCCTTGACCCCATTGACGCCAAGCGGGACAGGATTTTCGCGTACTACAAGCGGATAAAGGCTGAGTTTGTCGGGGTTTTTACGGCAGAACATCGGAAGCAAATTGATTACAGCGAGGCGTGCCAGCTCAAAGCAGACCTTGAGGCAGAAGCCCAGCGCAAGGCCGCCGAGGATGAGCGGATCAACGCCGCCGCGGTACTGGAGAAGCAGGGGCTTACGGAGACCGCCAACATGGTGCTGAACGCGCCACCAACGCCACAACGCACCGTAGATGTCCCGAAGGTTAAGGGGATGCGGGCGGTTTGGTCTGCCCGGATACTTGACGTGCAAGTTTTGTTCGGTGCCTACGCTCAAGGCCGTGAGCCCATCCCGGAACTATCCCCGGATGATCTGGACAGGCTCTGCACCATCCTAAAGCTTCACAAGCTGGCCATGGCGATGAAGTCATCGATGAAAATTCCCGGCGTCAAGGTGGAGAGCAGGTGGGTATGAACATGACCAAGGCAGAGTTTCTTGAGAAGGTCAGGTCTGGACAGTATAAGGTGAAGGGATTGACCATCCCAAACGATTCAGGCAAGACAAGTTCTTTACCGGGGCAGGTGCGGCGTGTTCTTTCTACTACAGCACAAACACAGAATGAGAACCACATAACAAACAATACCGCCAATCCTGACCCTGTTAAAAAGCCAATGCCGAGAAATCTAAAGAAATTAGTGATGATTATGGAGATGGACAATTCTTGTTACATTGATCGTGTCAGGGAACACAGGTTTCACCCTGTCAGGAAATGGTGTTTCGATGTGGCTTATCCAAAACATCTTATTGCCCTAGAGTACGAGGGGATATTCTCTGGCAATGGGAAGTCGAGGCATACGACATTGACCGGCTACACCAAGGATTGCGAGAAGTACAACATGGCGGTAAACATGGGCTGGCGCGTCTATCGCATCACGGCCATGACGGACGTGGAAGAACTCGCCAAAATCATAACAGGAGAGAAGATATGAGACTCCGCGAACTACCTCCAGACGTGCAGAGGATGCTGGACACTCCGGACCCAGCTCCGGTCGAGTGCCAAGGTTGCCATACCACGCCGGCCAAGGAAATACGTATGTGCCAGTGTTGCGGATCGGAGATATGTGAGTGGTGTTCGGTTGACGTGAATCCCATAGAGAAAAACCCGAACAAGCGTTTTGAATGTGAAACATGCTTCAATGGAAGAGAAGGGAGAAGGTAATGCTTGAAACACTCGGAGTGGTCGGGCTGATGATGGCGATACCGCTGGCGTGGTTCATCGGCAGGGCAAGCGCGCTGAAGGAAATGGAACAATTTCTGGCCGACATGAACCGTGAAGAACTAAAAAGGCTGGTGGAAGCAGAACTCATGGGGAAGTTGCAGGATGTGTAAGCCAAAGCAACGCAAGCGAACCGACAAGACGTGCGCGAACTGCATAGCCTATGGCCTATTCAGTTATCCGCTTCGGGCATTCTGCAAACGGCGACACTTAAAAATGAATGCCCGTTGGTGCGGAGAATGGGAGAGAAAATGAACTGGATCAAATGCTCCGAACGATTGCCGAAGTTTAAACAAATGTCACTGCTTACGAATGGTAAGGATATTGGAGTCGGCGTCTATATGATGGTAGAAAAGGTTTTCGCGCATAATTCGTTTGAAATAAAAATTTCCGATATCACTCACTGGATGCCACTGCCGGAGTTGCCAACGAAATGAAACTATTAGAAGCCGAGAATATCGCGCAGCTGGCAAAGATAATGCAGAACTACGAGGACTCAAAGGCGGCGAGTAGTAGTTTTTTCATTGGTTGGCGGCCTCCTTGAGTAGGCGATCAAGGTCTTTCAACTTGTCGCTCTGAGTTTTGTTCACGTTCGCTTTATTTCCTTTTGCCACGTTACGGGCCTTCGCACGTTTGAGAAGCCAATCCATTCTTTCTTTTAGAGGTTCATTCGCTTCCCGGTTTACGGTTCCAATATCATAAGGTAAAATGGCATTGCGTAATTCTCTTTTTGATGGTGTCTTGCTAATGGGATTCATATATGCCTCAAGTTCCCTGCTTAACAAGGGCATATCTTTGACCATCGTTTCTTTGAATGTTCTTGCCTTGCGATAATATGGGTCAACAAAGAAATTGTTTATCCATCGAACCATTCCCTGATAAGGGATGGCTTGCTGAACAATGGAGGCGGAGAATCTACCTACGGTCATGTTGTCACCGGGATCTTGATCAATAAACTTAAAGAACGAACCGATTTGCTGAAGCGGGCTCATGTTGGAAAGAAACTTTGACATGCCCAGTGATACGTTCCCGACGTTTTGAAGAAAAGAATTATCAAACGTCTTTGGGTCTTGGTCGTAAAAATGTTTTGCCGCCATGGGTAAAGCCATAGCAATAGCTACTGGCCCGAACCACCATATTGGAATCCACTTCCCTCCAACCAAAATGGAGTATGGTTTTCTCCCAGCTTCATATGCCAACGCTCTTGCTTTTTCATCTTTGGGCATTTCCCAGTTCGTTCTTCCTGCCAAAGCAAGCAAAGTTCCAACGCCAGTAACGACGGTTCCAAGAACGGCTTGAGCGCGTTGTTCTTTAGTCATTCCCCTGTTAAGAAAACCAAGCGGAGACGTTTCAACGCCAAACTTAACGGCATTAAATGGCGTCAGCGTAAATGGTTGTATCCATCGAACCGGAGCACCTATAACAGGGAGTCGGCCAAAATACTGAACGCCAAGCCCAGCAGAATCAAAGACCCTTGAGAAAACGTCCATCTTTCTCTTTGACCCCATTTGTTCTCGGAGATGATATATCCTTGATAAGTCTAATGCCTTACTGGTTGCTTCTTCCGCAGGCACTCCATGTCGCATAAGCCTTGCCTTTTCAGCCGCCGCCATAAGCGTTGTCCCATATGAGTCTTGCATGGCCATAAGCCGGGTAAAAAACGAACGCCATAATGGGGTATTGGCTCGACGGGCTGAAGCCAAAGAACTTTCAGCCTGCATCGTATCCATAACGCCGGGAACATCTAGGTACTTAAACGCTTCCTTTGCCGCCAACCAGGCTTCTCCCATTCCAGCATTTAGGTCTTTATACCAGTTCGGAACATCTGAAAACGAAATGGCATCGGCCAAAGTGTTAGCTTTGTTTTTTCTTGTTTCGGTTAAAGCCCTTACGGTCAAAATGGCAGGACGGGTAATATATTCTTGGCCAATGTTCCAAAGTAAATTTCTAATGCTTGGCTTTGGACCTGAAAGCATGTTGTTGTATCGGTAAGCATCCAACCATTCCATGAATTTTTCCCGGTTTCCTCTTGGAACAAGTTCATTCATGTACGTCAACAGTGCAAGATTTGCCGCTTTCTTTTTGTTTGCTGGTGCGGATTCAACGGCATCACTCAGTTCTCTTATCTTGGCCGCTTGTTCTGTTGTCAACTTCGGAAGTTCTGCTTGGTTTCTCAGCTTGGACATATAAAACAAGGTTGTGTCAGGAGAAAGTCGGATAGCAAATGAATGAAGTCCACGCCCTGCTTCCGTCCCCAACTTCATTCTATGGTCAGCCAAAAGAATGGCATTGGCTCGGTAGTAATTCTCTTTGTTTGTGTCTCCATCAGCTTTGGCTTGTTCAGCCAAGTCATCCCATTTTTTTAGTAATTGTTCAGACATGACAACGCGGGTATTCATCGGTAATCCGTTGTTCATGTCTTGCGTTATGGTCATGGATACTTCCGGCCCCTTAGCCGCGATAATCTCCTTAACTTCCGCAACGCTGGTAATGTCCTTAACGGGAACATAATGGGTGTTTGTGATAGCTTTTTTTGTTTCTTCTGAAACGTCGGGTCTTTCCATGAAAGTCTGAGCGGTTTGCCGTTGTTTTATTTCTGGCATAGAAAGTATTTCTTTGGGAGATATCCCGGCCCGCATTTCCTCTTCGCGTCTTGCTTCAACCGCCTTGACTACATGGAAGTCCTTCTTCAGTGAATTCTTCGCTTGGTCAAGAGTGGGGATTTCTCCACCATTTCGGAAGAACGCCAACTTGGCCTTATCGTCGCCAAGTTCAGCAACCAATTCTTTCCACGCTGGATCATTCTTGTTTGGGCATACGTTCATATGCAAAATTTCCTATATAAGAATTCAGCAAAAGTCTCCCCGCTCTCTGCAAGTCCTTCTTTTTTATACGCCATCTGCGCTTCTTCTTGAGATTTATATCCCGCTTGTTCCGGCGTCGTCTCCCCCACCTTGACCTCGGTCGGCTTGGCGACAAACAAGTCCGGTTGTTGTTTCTCTTCCGGCTTGGCGGTGGTGGCTTCTGGTTTGGCTGGGGTTTCTTTAATGGCCGCATCTACCCATTCCCGGATTTTTTCTTTTCCGTGGGTCTCCATAGACTTTTCTGCACTCTCAATGGCATCTTTTCTTATTCTTCCTTTGCCAATAGCTAATCCGGTCTTTGGCTCAACGATATAATAACTACCCTTGATTCCGTTGGGGTTTTTCGCCTGTCTTATAAAAAGACCGGGGAATTCTTCCCATCCTTTAACTGAAATAGGCTTGGCCCCTTCAGCCTTTACCCACTTGGGATTACTTATTGTTCCATCCAAATTATAAAAATCTTTTGTCACCTTGGCGGTTTCCGGTGAAGGGATAGAAGATGACATTGCCTTCTTTGCATCTTCAAATGTCATGGATGCTCCGCCATTTAGTGAGACTCTTTTCTTCTTTGGATAAACAAACGCAATGCGTCCCGTCTTCCTGTATTCATTTGCCAACGACTCAACTTCTTCAAGTGATACTGTTGGAGACTTAGCTAATTTTGTTCCTTCTATTGCTTGTGATAACTTTGGTAACGCCAATTCTCCAATCACCTCACCTGGAATCTTGGCGGTCTCCGGTGCAGTCTTGACAGGAGGCGTCTCACCCCGCACCGGCTCGCCCGCCTTGGCAACCATGGCCTTCTTTGACTCAAACTCATGCCGGAACCGCTTGATTGCCGCCTTGAGTTCACCTTTTGTCTTCAACCTTGACGGCGCCGGGTGGTTAAGCGTACCCAATTCAGCCTGAAGTTCCTTGATTGTCTCTCCGGCTGACTTCTTGGCTGGTGCTGACTTCTCCTTGATGACGGTGAAATCTTCGTCAAGCCTAGCGTTCTTGATCAATTCTCCGCTTTTCTCATCTTTGATATGAAAGTATCCTTCACCCTCATCGGAGATTACCTTGGCTGTCCTTGGAGTCTTGCCAATTCTGACCCTCTTGCCAACTACCGTTTCTGACGCCTTTCCGCCCTCCAGCGTGGCCTGTTTGGCGGGTGTAGTGGGGGGGGGTGCTAGGGTGGTAGCCTCTTCTGCTTCAGCCCTTCCTTGGGCGTCCTGCGCCTCTTGTTTCCTGCGGGCAATCTGGCTGGCCCAGAAGAGTTCCCCGTCACCGTCGCCTTTCTTGCTCTGTTTGTTCTTCCCGGTATAGAGTTGAACCGCCTTAACTGGATCAAGCCCAAGACTTTCCGCATGCTTTACAAGATTCTGTCCTATCTTTTTATGCCTGGAATCTTCACGGACAACAATGTCAACCCCTTCAGCTTCACCCTTTTTGTTGGTTTGAATTGCCAGAGAGCCGTTTATCTTGCCATCCTGATCACGGCTTACGATGGCAATGGTGTCAGGGACTCTGGAAGCCTCTTCTGCCATTCCCGGCTCACCCTTTTCAACCAGTCCGTGCCGGTCTCTTTCTGTCTCCGTGCTGAAGGATGGCTTCTTTACATCTCCAGCATTTTCTTGAGATGATCCCGCCGAGACTTCTTCTTTGATCTGTCCGGTTTCTCCGGACACTTGCCGTGGTTTTTCTTCTTGATTTTCTCCATCTCCGGCAGGTGTTCGTACTCCTTCGTCAACTGGTCGTGTAGCCACTGCGGCATTGTCGCTCTCCTTTGCTTGAATTATTGGTACTTCTTTCCCTAACGCTTGACCATCCTTCTTCATTGTTACCCCTGAACCACCACCCAACAAGCCAACGGCAAAAGAAGAAGGCATTACCTCTATCCCTTGAATCGAAGCACGGACAACATCCTTCATGTATTCCGTTGGTTTCGTTCCAAGCTTCTCAAGATGTTGAATTGCGGCTTGAGCTGGGTTTTCTGCCCATTCAGTAGCGGCCTCTGTAAACGCTGAAGACAATGCCCTCTTCAATAATTGTTTTCCAGCCTTCAACCCAAACATTTTATCAAGACTGGTTTTTTCAAGCTTAGAAACAACAATCCCAAACGCCATAGATTTTAAGGCCGCCTCTTTTTCTCCCATCTTGTTCTTGACCATTTCTTCATACATTGGGGCGGCTTCCATGGTTGCCCCAGCAATAGACATGGGAAGCGTTCCCTTTCCGGGAAGAATTTTCCCACCGGCATAAGCAAGGAAAATAGACGTTAATGCGTTCGGTATCCCTTCTGCCCAGTATTGAGGTGTAACCAAAAGCCTTGGCTCTTCCAAAACTTTTCCAGTTGGGAATGCCTCTTCATACATCTTGGAGATTTCTTCACCCTTTTCAAAAATCTTCTTGCCGGGCTTTGACATGGCGGCTCTCAATTTTTCATTATATGGGCTGACAACAGTAGCCTGTTTTGCGGCTTCCTCGTTTGGAATTCCTTCCTTTCTCAACTTTTCATATTTTGTCGCATCAATTCCCGGCTCGGTTGTAAAAAGATCAGCGATGCGATTACCAAGAAAATCGAGGACTCCTCCAGCCGTTTGAACTCCACTTGACGCCAGCCCCTTCCCCACGCCAACAGAAACACTCATCGGGAGTGATCGTTGTTTCATCAATGTTCGTGGGGTCTGAATCTGTGGCTGTGCCTGCGGCTGTACCACCTGAGCCGGTCTCGGTCCGGTCGGAACCTGACCCGGCATCGGCGCCTGTGGCTGGGCTGGCTGTACCGGATCGGGCTTGGAGGGTTGAAGAGTAGCCGACATTCTCGCATTGGTCACGATGTCCGTCCATTCGTTCAGCTTGTCGGGTACAACGTTGGCCGCATTGTTAAGCATCTCTTTGGCTCTAAACCCAAATCCCGTTGGAAGATCGGCTGGATTCTGTAGCGGGGTTACTTTGTTTCCAATCGCTTCCCCGACAATACGTCCAGTTGTTCCAAGCTTCATGCTTTCTGGTAGCAATTCTCTTCCCCCGTATTTCTCTTGATATGCCTTGTACCCTTGAATCTGTTTGGGATTTCTTCCCAACCGCTCCACTTCCGAGAGAGCATTCCACTCCCCTTCGGTGAAGAAGTTCTGTTTTGGATCGTCTTGTTTCTTGGGGGGCTTGGAGTAGACGGGCTTTCCAAACTCACTCATCCCAGCCGTCCACTCATTTAATTTTCCAAGTGGAAGCTGAACCTTTTTCCCATTATGATAGAATGACCCATAGGCAGACACAATCCCAATGTCGCCATTCTCTTCAACTTGCTTTTTGAACTCTTCTATCTTGTCGTCAGGGACAAAGAGTTTCTGCTTCCGTTTATCATCCCAATAAAGCGGCATTATGCTTTACCCCTTAATTCATTCACCTTGACCATAAATTGCGTAGTTTCCGTATGGGTTCTTTTTCCTCTGTTCTGCTTCAGCCGTCTGATTCGCCGTCTGCGCCTGAGTCAGCAAGTCATTAAGCTGTTGCGACTTCTGCTGATTGTAGCCCGTCACGGCTGACCCGGCACCAGCACCTACTCCCGCAATCGCATTTCCTACTTGACTTACGGGAACCTGAACGGGGCTTGGCGCTCTTGCGGCCACGCCTTGTCCCATATTCATCAGAGCTTGTGCAAGCTCCATTTGCCTCTGTTTCTTGTTCTCTTTCTTTTGTTCCTTTCGTGCTTTCTCTCCACTAAAGCCCTGATAAACTGCACCCGCCGCCGCGATAATTCCCGGTAAAGCCGCTATCCATGCCATGTTTATTCTCCTTCGTTTATGTGTTTATTGTTAAGAATTTGCCGCCGCCGTCATCTGATTCAATCCCTGTTGTGTTAAGGCCAACATCTGCTGGTTCATCCTGTTCTGGAAGTCGGTCTGCGCCAAGTTCTGCATCGTGGTCATGTAATCCAGACCAGACCTTGAAGTGTCAATCGGCTGACCAGCCTGTTGAGTCTGTACGCCCGGCATTGACATTCCAGTCTGTCCGGCCTTCATGGTCGTCAACGGCGCACCCATGATCGTGGAGAATGGGTTCACTGACCGTGCCTGTTCTTGGCCCAAGAAGCTCCCCGCCTTCTGCTGTCGTTCTGTCCCCAAGGCCCGGCCAGAGAGTGACTTCTTGACTGCCTCAAGATTGGCAGAACTCTGCCCGCCAGACATGCCTCTGGCCGCCTGTGCAGACCTGACGTTCTGTTCCGCCGCCCTTGCCTGACTTGACGTCAACTGCTCGCCCATGCCAAGCTCTTCTGCAATCTGCTGGCGCAAGGTGTTTCGCATGGCCGTAGTTCCCGGACTCTCAGCAGACTCAAGGATTCCCGGTATCTGTCCTGACAACCTCGACACATCCCCAAACTGTGCCGTCAAGTCCTGGCCTCGCATCTGCTCGGCAAGTGACTGGAATTTGCCCTGATACTGATTCGCCAAGTCCAAATCCAACTGGTACTGCTGGGGAAGGAATTTCTTCTGGAGATCGTAGTTAAGCTGGGTCTGAAGCGGGAGGTACTTCAACTGGGCTTCATACTGGGCATTGGCAAGGGCCGTCATGATGTCCATGTAATTGCTTCCATAATCGGCCATGCCACCGGAAAGGTCGGAGCCTCCTTCTTCGCCACCACCACCGGACCCGACATCAGAAGAAGGCTTGGGTTTTTTATCATATACGGCTTGCGCCGCAGTGGTTGCCGCGCCCAACGGATTAGAAAGCCATTGTAGGGTAGAAGGAGGACGTTTTACACCAGCCGCATCAAACAATCCCTGTTCCGGATGCGTTAAAATCGTACCTATGTCTCTAATACTTAATCCCATCACACACCTACTTTCTTATTCTTCTTGTGGCGTACTTCCAAAACGCGCCAAGATCAACGCCAGCATGAATACATTTTCGCTCAAACCATTTACCGCCACCAAAGAGTTTCCCTTCAGCCTCAACCATTTCCTCAAGCAAATCGTTCGCCTCAAACCGGTTCAGGTACGTCTTTTGGAATGGCGCATGGACAACTTGTTTCATCCATAAGTAACCGTACTCACATGCCGAATCGTGGAAACAGTACGACGCCAGAAACTTGTCTTTGGGAAAGAACAACTGTAAGGTCATCGGCGTACTACCTTCATCCGTCTTTAAGTGCAAGTCCGGCTCCCACGTCTGGCCTTTGTTATCAACATACATCAGCGGTGTTGACGGTTTTAGTCGGAACTCATACATGGGCTTGGCAAAGAAAAAAAGGTATGTCTTGTTCCGATCACGGATAAGCTCAAATCCTTCGCCCTCTTTCGGATGTATGAAGAAACCCATGGCCTACTTCCTTGTTACGTCAATGCAGTTACTTCTCATCTTGCCGTCCACGCTGACAATCATCGTCTTGACAGGAATGCCAGACTCAGGCATCGAGTGACCGCCATAGCCGTTGATCACGTTCTCCAGCCCCTTGGTGCTCTGGCCGCCTTTACGCCACCAGTCAAACTTTCCGCCCGTCCATTCTCCATCCCTGACATAAAACAAACAGCAAATCGCGTCAACCGGCTTTACGCCATCCTTCACCGGCCATGAATAGAGCTTGTACTGTGTGAAAATCTTGTCTCCGCTCATAATCGCCGACACCAGTATCTCTTGCCGTGTCGCCTTGCTGTAATTGGAACCAAGCCATTTCACCGTCGCCAGAAATTCTACGTCGTCAGGAATCACGGGTTCCGGTTTTGGGTCGGGCTTCGGAATAACTTCATCCTTCTTGTCTTTCCAGAACGCCAGCCAGCCGAGAATCTTTTTAATCCAGTTCATTGATTACCTTTCTCCTGAAACCCACCATTTCGCGCCGGTAAGAATCCAGTCCGGCGTGTAGGACATCCGCGTTTTATAGCCTCTGCACTTCAAGCCGTATGCGTAGGCCCACGCAATAGTCTTGATCATAAATCCCTTGCTAACTTTATCATGCCTTACGTCACCACTGTGATCTGTCATTTTGCTCCTTGGTAGACGTTCCAGCCAGCCGCCCCGTAGCCGCCAGCCGCAATCACCTTGTAAAGCGTTGACCGATGCTTGGGAAAGTACAGCCCGTAGATGTAGGCCGCCCCCAAAATCGCCGTCTTACCAGCAATCAGGCTCCCGGTATCTTCAGGGTTATGCCACAAAGGATTCTGCTCTGCCCCGCCCTGATCCAATGCCCAACTGGTAGACAGCACATCCAAGCTCTGCCCGATAATAGCCTGACTGAACCACATCTTTTCACTGCGAGTATATGGCCGGTACGGGTCAAAACTCGCACAACCGCACAAGGCCAACACAGCCAGCATAATGCCAAGGTTTTTCATGCGTCCTGATACTCCCCATCTACGATTCCCAGCAAATCACGCGCCTCTCGAATCATAACGCTTTCAAAACCCTTGCACTTCATCCGAGTGGCAATCTTGACCAGGCACCGGCGAATCTTGCACGCATTGCAGACTTCTTCATTTTCGCCGGATTTCAATTGTGCGCTGTCTGTCTTGGTCGTCATTTGTTCACCACCTGACCCACTGTGGGCGAAGACACTCCGGTCAAAAGACTGATTAGCCGCTCCACGGTCGAAGCGTCAATCGTAACTTTGCCGGCCAACGCCAAAAGAAACTGTAGTGCCACCAGCCCGACCACGACCATATGCGATATTTCCTTGAAGGTCAGCTTCTTCTTGGCTTCTGCCGCCGCCCATTTCTCTCTGGAAAATAGAGACCCGTTCTTCTGAATGTCCTCGGTCACTACGGTCAAATGATCAATCTTCTTGTCCGTGGCAGCACAAGCGTTTTTCAATTCTCCCACCGTTCCCGCAATCGTTACCAAAGTATCATTGTCGCCCATGGTTATTCCCCATTCTGGCCAAAAACATTTCGCCGCCGAAATGGGTAAGTCATTGCAATGCCGTTATTCCGCAGGACTTCAATTTCAGCTGCTGTTAAGGCACGATTCCAAACTCCAAGTTCATCAATGGAGCCATCAAACCGCCTGGTTGAGCTGTTATATTGTTGACCAACCGTCAATACCCCAGTATCCACACAATAAGAATCGAAAGCGAAATTCGCAGATTGCGTAGTCTTCCCGTCACAATAAAGATAGAGTTTATCCCCTTCGGCATCACATACAGCCGCAAAGGAATGCCACTCGTTTGACGTAATGACATACTTCCCATCCACAAGGATTCCATTTCCAGCTTCAGGATCAACCGAATTTGTCATAACAAAAAACTGCAAATTGGTGGCCGCCGACCGGACTTGCACCTGCCACTCACGATTATATCCTGAACGTGAAATGACCTGTTGCCAATCCGTAGTACGCTGAATATTGAACCAGCCTGCTACTGAGAAACTTTGTTGACCCGTGAAGGTAAAATTTCCGTTGGTCAAAACCAAACCCTCAGACTCATTCGTCATAAAATATGACGCCATCCGAATTTTTCCATTACTGGCATCAATTGTTCCGGAATAATCATAAAGGTGATTCGTGGAAAAAGAATCAACCTTAACTTCCCCGTCGGCTTGATCCAGATTCCAATATGCCACTAAACCATCCTTCAGACTACCCTGCGCTGATAGCGCCAGCATGAAAAGAAATAATATGAGGTTTCTAATCATTGATATAACCGCCCCTTGACATTGGCCCAGCCGCAAGTCGCTGTTGACGCATTGGTATACAGCACACCAAACACATCACCCGTAGTGAAATACGGAAGGGTGAAAACCGTATTGGTGGACGTAGTTACCGTCATCGGAATGCCAGCCAAGGCCGATACTCTGGTGGTATAACTCTGACCCTGACTACGCTTAATCAAATCGAAATACGGTGAACCATTACAAGAATTACAAACAAGTTCCTCAATGATTCCAGTTCCGGTCATGGCCTTGCCCCATCGCGGAACGCCAACAAAGCCCCAGACATCAAAGCAATTATCTGCCAGCATAATCCCGGACATAACCACATTAGAAACGATCTTGTTATCAACATAGTACTGGGTGGCTGGTTCATTCGTTGCGGAAGGTTCAGAAATCTTTACCTTACCAGCACGAAAGTCATTTGTGGTGCCAATGGTAAAGGTAACATTTCCGGTTGAACTCTGGCCGTTGATCAGAACCGAAAGATTAGTTGACCCGGCAGAACTTAACATGTTGCTGACTGTTGTAGTATTATTGGAAGCCACAATTAAATCTGCCTGCGCTTTATCCAGATCATTAGAGATAGCACTAACATTGGCAATGGTATTGGCTCCAAGATTTGAAACCGTTCCAAGTCCATTAGAAACCACGATCATATCGGCCTGTAGTTTATCTGTGTCGTTTGAAACAGCAATCACGTCGGCTTGAACTTTATCCAGATCGTTGGAAATCGCTCCGGCGTCTATGATCACCTTTCCATATGCCCCAGTGTTGATTCCTGAATTGGTAATCACATCCGAGGCCAGCAGGAAATTCGACCATGAGTTTCCATCACCCTGCACAGTCCCCTTTACCACCATATTGGTTACCGTCACGTTGATGTTGGTCGTATAGATATTCGTCACGATCAGGGATTGGTCAATTGTCACGTTCCCACCGACACTCACATTTCCAGTGATCTGCACATTTCCAGAAATTGCGCCCCCAAACCGGGAATAGTAATTCGTTTCAACATACCCCACACGATTCGAGATGTTGATCTGGCCGTTGGTCAGGGTCGTTGTCGCAATCCATCGGTTTGACCAAGTAGCCACCACCGTTGACGTGGCAATAAAGCCGTTCGTTTGCCCGGTAAGCTCATTAACTTCTTGACTCATATCGGGTGGCATATTTTCAACATTAGCTGATGCCACTACTGCCCAAGACAACAAAGCACTGATCAGTATTTTTTTCATTCTGTTATTCCTCGTGTACGGCAAGCGTATTCGTTGCGCTATTTTCTGTTATGGCATAAACCGCCCCATTCCAAGGAGCCAAACCATCATAGCCACTACTTACTTTTCCCAACCGACTTCCAACCAAAGCCTGTCCACTGCCGGCCACCGCCGGAGAGACATAGGAAAATGACATAAGATTCGTTCCTGTCGGAATACACAAAAAGGCCCGACGCCGCGGATTGACGTATCTCCATGTAATACCATTGTCAGCCACATCCGCCGTGGTTGAGAAGGCAATCAAATTGTTTGAACTTGTCCCGGCATTCAAAGACCAGAACTGCCATTGCTGATTGTTCGTGTAGACCACGATGATGTCATTGGCCGCATAGGCTCGATTCGTTGTCCATGTGTTTGTCGTGGATAGGGCAATCGGAGGCAACACCATGGTGGATGATGGCCCCACAGAATAGACTCTCGGAATATACCCATTCGGCCCTTCAGCCATGGCCAGCATCCCAGTCAACATCATCGTTCCGATTCCCACCGTCATCATTCGCTTCGTCATTGTCTATTCTCCTATATTGTTATTGTAAACGCCGCTCCAGTATAAACCTTCCCCAATCCTCCATAAACACATCCCGTTGGATACCATGTATCCGTTGCGGTTTGACCGACAATTCTTGCAATAAAAATCCCAGCAGTAGATGTCATTACAGTCGCCTGAAGCTTTCCCTTTCCAACAGCCAATCCGGCATCCGTAAACTGATAGACAATCGTGCCCACTGATGCTTCAAGTGATGATATGTTGGTTGCGGATGCTCCAACCGCGCCATATTCTGTGTCGGCAAGCCAGATATTCAATAAAGTCCTTTGCGAAAGAGCGTTTCCAGAAAGGTCAACAACCTGAAAGGTCGTTAAGACTGTATCTAATACCTCACTACTGGATGTAATAACTAATCCGGGAAATAAGTCCTGTACCGCACTGTTCAAGTCAGCCACCGCCACCACCCCGGCCAGAGACATGGTTACGCCCGGCTTGCCCAGCGCGTTGAGCCTGTCCTTGCTCAACTCGATCTGGTTGTTGGCATCGGCAACAAAGGTATATCCATTCACTACGGTTGCGGTTACGTCACTCATGGCTTAATCCTCACACATGTTTTCGATGTCTTGCAGAAATGTTTCTTCGGTAATCAACGGCAATCCCATGGCCGACCGCAGATTGTTGACGTATACCAACATGACCTTGGCAGAGGCATAGTCAACCTTCTTCATGTTTTTGTTGGCGCGTTTCATAGCCTTCTTGGCCTTGGTCAATTCCTGCTGTTTTTCTTGCGCCGACAAGGCCGCGTAGCCAGCTTCAAACTTGTTCTTGTTGACCAAAATTCTGTACCGTGTAGCCGCGCCGTTCTCATACAGTAAATCGTCAGGCTTTTCGTCTGTTACTCTTGATCGGCAACATGACCCATTCGACATCCTCACCTCAAACCAGTAGAATTGATCCTTGGCTATGGCTGACATTCCAGCCCACAAACACAAGAATATAATCAGCACATTCTTCATCGTTTTATCCTCCATCCTCTAAACCAAACACCGTTGGCGTCATCATCACAATTATAGGAATATCCAACATAAAACCGCTTGCTTGTCCCGGCAGGAATCAAGGCATTACAGAAAACATTCCCATATCCATTGGCCATCGAATAAGCGCCACCAGAATCTTTTCTTGATGGAGTCGGACCGTTCCACCAATTTGTATTGCTTAAATATGTTTCATAAGACGCCATAGCCGTCCAACTTGGATATTCGAAACTTCCAGCACAATCAGCCATCCAATAATAATAAACGTCTGTTACGGACGACGGAATAACAGAAGATAAGTCTAGGACATTTGTTGCTTCTAGCATTGTTAATCCCTCAGTATAGGTTGTGTTCTGACTGTCATTGACGAAGATGTTGGTAGATAAAAAGTAATCGTTTTGACTGTAAATAAACTGCGCCACCTTACCATTCGTCACCAAGCACGAGCCAAGGTAAAGATCGTTGCTGTTGTCATGATTGTAGTAAGCCTGATAGTTGGTGTTCCACAACAGAGCATAGGAGTTGTTTGTAAGCGACAGTGTGCTTGGAAACGTAGATGCACTGTAATCAATGTAGATGTTCCGGCATGACCAGTTTCCTGCCGCCATAGCCGTCAAGTCAAGCGTCACCGTGTTCGTGTCAATCGCCCAGTATTTGCCAAGAATCAGACCTTCGCCTACCCCCACACTGATCGTGTTCGTGTCCACCCAAATCAGGTTTGCCCCCTTGGTATAACCCTTAATAGTCGTGAACAGATTGGATGCGTCAGCCCCAAAATGCACCGGGTGAATCAATCCACTCGCCAAGTCATTGCTAGCAATCGTTCCGTCAAGAATCTTGGCACTGGTCAAGCTGTTGTCCGTAATGGATAGGAGATTCGTTGCCGTTCCTGAACCAGCCGTATTCGTAAAGAACCCATCGTAAATACGATTCGTGTTCGCCGGGTCTGCCGCGCCAGAAGTGAATCTAGCCTTTTCCGCCAAGTCATTCAAACTGGCACCACTGACCAATCCAGTCTTCCCGTTAAAGTCATATCCGGCAACAAAGTTGTCGGCGGCCATAACGCCAAGCGTCACGCCCAACAGGCACAACGTCATTATCCATAGTCTCTTCATATCATCGTTCCCTTCCGGCAAAGCTCGTCACTTCGCCCGCAACTTGAATACTCTTCAATTTCAACATGCCCGTCGTATTGGTAAATCGCAGTGAAAACTCGTTGGGATTGACCAGAATCGGAATGAACCGCAAAGAATGAGTCTCGAAGATGTTCAACTTGAAGCCGCCATCCGCATTGATGTAGAAGCTATTCGCCGGAATCAGTGGCACATAGTCCTGACGATGCGGGTTCTCCCAGTCATCATTGATGTTGCTTGGCGTCCAGTCTGCCGTGTTGTGAATGTCATACTTGGTCTTGTCATAGGTCGTATTGGCAAACAGCGTCTCCAGTGTATTGAAGTCTTTATCCTCAATCTCGACCGTCAAATTCGGGTTCTGATGTTCGTAGACAACAATGCCACGGCCATATTTCTTCGCCGTATCCTCCGACTGATGTTTGAAGAACCGTGTCCAAAGCAAGGTCTGCACCTGAAACAGCCGTTGCGGATCAGACTGCAACGTCCAGTAAGACGTGTTGGTGGTTGCCACATTGACATTGGCAATCAGGCTCTTGTATATTCGCTTGGTGCCTTCCGACTCCACATAGACGTATTCCCCGACATCGTAGAACTTCGTTGAATCATAAACCACCATGTCATCCATCACGCTGTTTGTGTCAAAATGGTCATCCACAAACATCTGCTTGAATGCCCCGTCATGGTTCAGAAAGTAAAAATTCTCATTCTCATTGAAGAACTTGACCGGCTTGCACATGTCACTCCGCCAAATCGGTATCCATGCACCCTGCCCGCCCCCGGCCAGAAGATCATAAACCAACAGCACGTTATTGGTTGTCGAGTTATCCAGTGGTACGGCAAACATCAGGTAATTATCGAACGCGCCGGCGCAAGCCCCATCGGCGTACTTCCAGTTGATCCGGTCAATTAGCGGTTGAATCGGTGCTGAAAGGGTAACGTCGGCCCCCATCAAGTTGCCCTCCGTGGTCCGGGAAATGCTGGTAATGCCCTTGTAGCTCAAGAAGGCTACCTGCTCGCCATACTGCACCAAGGCGTCCCGACCAACCAAGCCCACTGTCCTGCTGACCGTGTTCAGCTTGACATATTCGTCAAGGTTATGCCCGGACTCCACAAAGCTGTTGGCGCCGCTGATGAAGTAGATTGACTTCTTCTTGAACGCCAAGATGTAGTCACCCTGAAACTGAATCACCCTTACCAATTCGTCTCCGTCCCCGTAGGCGATAGAAAACTGCTGATGCACATAGTCATAAGTGTCAAAGTCGAGAAGGTCAGACGCGAAAAGGTAATCGCGCTGATTGATCAGCCATATCCGGTCAAAGATGTACTCGCCGTTGCCAGACAACGGGATTCTATTTGACGTTCCGGCTGAAGTGAACTGCACAAACCCCGCCGCCTGATTGATGCCACCCCAATACATCGGCTCGCCATAAGTTCCATCTGCAAGCGTCCGAAGCATGACCAGCTTGTTATTCCCTTGCACCAAGACAACTTCTTCATCTTCGGCCAACTCAAGCACGGTGGCCACTTGCGTCACAATGCCGTTCTTGTACTGATAGACTCTTCCTCTTGACACCACAATCTGCCTGGTTTCGGTGTCAGACTGGAACTTGAAGAAAACCGTCCCCTGAACCTTTGCGCTCAATTCGCCAAAGAAAGAAAAACCGTCAAACCAAAATCCGGTATGGGCCGCATCTCCGAACTTGGCATCTTCTTGGTTGAAGTAGAACGCCCCGGAGAATGTCCCCGGAAATGCCCGTCTCATGCCCTGCCTGCCCTCAGGCCGCGTCCTGCGTATGACGATGTTCTCGGCATAGCGGTATTGCGTCTGGCCAGGTTCTCCGACCATGTTGCATCCCCCGCTAAAGTCCATCTGTCCGTCAATACGTTTTGTGGTCATAGTTTGATTCCGAACCGTAAAATCCGCTTAGATCTGAAAACATGGGTGACATTGGGAAAATGGTATGATCCGTAGCCGCCTGATTGGAAACCTTGTTGACGGCAATCGCCAGCAACTTCTCCCAGTCGTTTTCAGGTTTCGTGCTGTCCCATTTCCTAAGTTCATCGGCGATATAGGCCACCAAGGCAGCATCCGCATGATCCACTGGCCAAGTCAACACCCGGTAATCCGTGGGCGTGGCCGTAGGATTCAAGGAACTATACGTCAAAGATCGGACGGCAGGGACAAACCGCTTGGTAACCAAAGCCCGGAACGTCGAAAAAGCATCGTCAGCTTGAGTCTGTATCCGCCGCAATCCGGCAGTTGTATCGCTCAATTTAGTGAAACGGAGACTACTGACATCATCTCCTCTGATGGCCGCATTAACTTCATCTTCAGGCCAAATGATAGTATCTGACGTTGTTTCTCCTGCCTCTGTTCCACGCAAGGCAAGAACGAGATCAACCGTACTGGCAAAAGTAATGATACCGTCGGAGTCGGGAGTAACTTCATACTGATCAACTTTCCGCGCATCCCACATATATGACTCGAAGATGACCTGACCGCACTTCCGGTATCGGGCAATGGCTTCGTCAACAATCGAAAGCTGGATAGGATCACGCTTCAACTTCAAGCCATCCGCTATCGCATCCACCAGAATATCAACCACAACCCTTGCCATGCGTCACCTCGTCAAGAGTGGAGGGGCAGGATCACCACCCCTCCACCTTGTTGTTTTCAGGTTAATCCTGAACGCTATACGTTCCACTAATGGTCGAAGCCGCACCATCTTGAGGAACAACGCCGTAAACCGGCATGTTTTGGTATCCGACAAATTGATTGTTCAGATAACCGTAAGTAGCCCCGCCCACAATCGGAATGCTGAGAATATCTGCACTCCGAATGACATACACTGGATCACCCTTTTCAGCGATGATACCAGTACCAACATAGTAAGTGGTTGCATTCGTGGAACCATCAGTCGTTCCATCCGTATGCCCAATTACCCGATACACCGATGATAGCGTCCACGCATTGCTGACTGTTTGATGAACCAGCATGTATGCCGCATCATTCGTTTGAATCGTGTATCCATCTATGATGTTACTTCCCGTAGTGTGAACTACAATGCTAGTACTCGCTGTGGCGTAATTCGTAAACATCGAGGTCTTATATGCCGGAAGATAAACCAGCATCGTCATGTTCGATTTCGAATACACCATCATGGCTTCATTCACGATCTGTCCGTTCCCGGAATTGATCGCAAACTTACCAGCAGTACCAGTAGCGGCAGTCGTGGAAAACGACCCACGATCTACAATCTGCAAGCCAGCCGTAGCAATCGCCACAGCCAAGCTCGCCACGCTCAATGACAGAATCAACTTTTTCATTCTATTTATTCTCCTTTTCTGTCAATTAGACGCCAAAGTTCTGCAACTGTTTCGTCGGGTTTGTCACGAGGTAGTTGTTAGGCTTGCTCTCGCTCACAAACGACTTGATCACAGCGCACCAATCCGGGT